TCTTCGATTAGCGCGTGCATAAGCCAACCCGGACTCAAAATCCCCGATGGAGTCCACCAGCCCAGCCTCCAGACCCCGCTTGCCCAGAAATTCCCGACCCTGGCCCATCACTTGGTCAGCAATGATGGCAGTAGTGCCGCGATTACGGGCCACAACGTCGATAAAAATCTGGTACAAGTCGTCCAGCTTAGACTGAATCTCTGCTTTACCGTCTTCGCTCAAAGGCTCAAATGGGTTACCAAGTGCCTTGTAGCGGCCAGATCGCATCACGGTCTTGGTGATGCCTTCCTTCTCAAAATACTTGCTGTACTCGGTAACCACCCGAATAACGCCCAGCGAGCCATTCACACCGGTAGGTGAAGTCGTAATATGCCCTGCTGCGCTGGTTAGCCAGTAAGCAGCGCTGGCTGAAAACTCACTATAAGCGCTCATAGGCTTATGCTGCGCCACTTGAGCGATGAAACTCTCTGCATCTTCAACCCCGGCCACAGACCCGCCGCCAGAATTGGAGAAAATCATCAAGCTCTTGGCACCCTTGTCAGCCAAGCCTTCTAACACTGCCGCCTTAATGTCTGCGTATCCGGTAATACCGAAGTAGCGCATCCATCCGGCTTCGCCGGGGATCAACGAACCTTCAATCTTGATGACACCTACATCTCCCATGCGCTCATACAGCGGAGGAAAATCCGGCTCTTCGTCATCTTCTTTATCGGTACGGGCTTCCCACTCAGCCTGCTTCGCCTGTGCGAGTGGGAGGGCTTTTTCATAGACTTCAAAGCTAGCTTCTGTACCCAGCCAAAATTGTGTGTGCATAATTATCCTCTTACGATTTAGGTTGTGCCGGGGTTCCCGTATCAAGTGTCTTTTCTGTTACGTTCATAGTTGACGTAGTGCTGGTAGGATTCGTCACCTGCAAGCCTCCAGACTTGAAATGCGTGCCTGCAAGTGGTACATGTCCGTCTCGCGGCAGGTTTCCAGTCAACTGAATACACGCCTCTTCATCGGTAATCAGGCCCAGAGACAGCTGCTCCAGAATCCGGCTCTGCTTCATAGACCTAAAAGCCTCAAGTTCTGCCTGTGGACGCAAGTCCAGATCGGCATACTTGAATTCCACGTACACATCATTGCCCATCAGGCGTACAGCCTGAGTCAACATACGACTATAGATCGTATTGAGCTTGGTAGACACGATATTGGCGTTCTTCAAGAACAGCATCGTGCTAGTAGTAGCCGCCGTGCCATTGCCATCTCGTCCAAGCACCGCAGGCATAGACTTAGCCCCTGCTGCCAACTTCGACTCGATAAGTTTCTGCACAATAGCAAGTGTATCGGCAATACTGCTGCTAGAGCCTTCGCTCTTGAGCATAGTGTACTCAACATTATCGAAGCTAACCAGCGCATCTTCTGGGTTCAAACCAGTCAACACCTCATTGAGCTGGTCAATCAGGCTGGTGTATAGCTGCCCCATCTTCTCAGGATCGGAGGCAATTTCAGGTGGAGCCGAAGCCTTCACCTTCTCTTCAATGATGGTAGCCACCAAGCGAGGTTGAATCACCCGCTGCATGGACTTGCGCAAGTCATTCAGGAAAGCGGTATCGGCCAGAACTGCTTGAATAGCAGGCTCCAGAAAGCTGCTGCTGTACGCGGTCAGCAAGTCTTGGTCCAAGCTCAGGTAGAAGAAGGTGGGAATATCGAGGCTAATCTCGTTACCGGCAATCACCTGCACAGGGTACACGCCACCGTCTTCTTCCTTAAACTGCAGCTTGGTAACGCTCACGGCATTCAGATACAGGGGCAGGCGCTGCTTATCCAGTGCAAGTTCCAGGGCCATAGAACCGTATTGCAGCAACTCTTTAGCCAACGATTCCGACAGAGATTGCAGGTCACTTACCGGGTTGTAGCCAAGTGACGGGTCGCCCAGAAAGGTCAGGCGGCGCAGCAACTCCTGAGCAAGTTTTGTGGCCTCGACGTTAATCACTCCGTCTGGGTCACGAGCAATCACGGTATATTCAGTAGGAATACCGACTCGCAGGTAGCTATTAACGGTAGCGCTCAGGTCCGGATTGCTGGCAGCAAGGTCACGAACCACCACTCGGGTGTCGTTAGCCGTCCGGTACGTGGCAATATCGGTGTTGGCAAGTCTTCGGTCGGAGCGTTGCAGCGCAGACGCTGCCTTTGCAATCTGCGTTTTGAAGCTGAGCAGAGCCTGTGGCCGGTTCGGAGCCTTCGTAGGCGTAGGCGTAGGCAACTGGCCGGTGCCAGCCTGTGGGCCGTCCGCTGAATCAGCGGAGCGGCGCAGCATGGCTTTAAGTGAAGTGAATAGGCTCATAGAGCCCGATTGTTGCACATTGACGGCTTCCTGTGTGGTATGGGTGTGTCAAACCCTGCCGTTTATGCTGCTCCGTGTGTTGGATAGGCTGGCGCCTTCATGCGCCTTGCCAGCGGGATGCCTGACGACACGGCCCCTACACCACCCACAGTACCCCGCATTTGAGTAGCGATGTAGAGGTATAGGGTAGCGAAGTGGTAGTGATCGTTTTCAGAGCCTGTCTTATCCCAGAGGTATATCAGTTCGCCATCTTTTGTGAACTTCTGCACACGCTTAAGCGTTTGCATCTGCTCTCTATAGACTTCATTCTGATCTGAGCTGTTAATAGCCCAATTCCCGCTTTTAATTACGCCAAGCAGGCCATCTAGTGCAGCTGTTCGATTCACCTTGACAAGTCTCAAGTCCATCTTGCCTTCCTCTGCATCTGCCTCTTCCTTCTGAAGCGTAAACTGCACAGGAGATTTGCTCGTTACGAAGATGGCACCCCAGTTATTCGGCCTTACCTTCGTGATACGGGTAACCAAATCAACATAAGGCTGAGTATCCATCACATGAAGCACAACGCGATACTCAGCCATCAACTTCAAAGACCGGGATTCAAACTGTGTATAGTGAATCTGCTCTCTATGAACGATCACAAACGTGCCGTCCGTAGCGATTCGACCAATGCAGACGTGGCAAGTGAGCCCCATGTCAGAGCCCATGACATGGAACTCTGACGAGTCGAGTCCCGGCATTTCGGCGCCCGTAATGTCGGACTCTTGAATGCTGTCATTCTTTTCTTCAGCCGTTAATCCTAGCGTTTGGTTCTTAAATTCGCTATATTTCTCGAATTTCGTGCTTGTATTGACCAAATATGCAGGCGTCAGGATGTTATGAGCGCTAAAAGGGCTCACATACCACGCATTCGCTTCATGGTTTTCCATGCTGTTTTCGCACACAAACTGCATTCTGGAGTGGTGAAGCTGTGGGTCTTTGCCGCATTTTGGGCACAAAAGTACCGCTTCGCGCCAGCGAATCGTGTGAATATTGCGCTTTGTAATCTCTTCCAGAGACTTGTCCCAGCCTGGAATGTGAATATGCTGGAAGTAATCAGGCAGGAATGTGTGATTGCAGTGAACGCAGGTAGCAAGGTGCTTCAAGCGTTTGGCTGTCTCAGCTTCTTTACTTACGCCAAACTTCTCGATAGTCGGCGTCGAGAAAATCTTTCTTATCTTGTGGGGTTTGTGCTGCAAACGAGAGACATACACACTACCTTGAGTTGTATCACTCTTATCCCATTCGTCGTGAATTACAGCATTAGCAGGCGTTGATATCGCCTGTGTACTGGAGAACGTGCCTTTGAAGAACAGGAAGCTGTTTCGTCCAAACTGCTTTGTCTCACTGTTGTTCAAGTTTGGATTGACAAGTCTCTTGACCTCTGGGGAGCCTTCGATGAGCGGGTCGATACGAGTCTTGCAGTTTTTCTCAGCGTCGGCAGATGCTGGGAAGGTGTAGATGACAGTAAAGTCGTCTTGTGTGCAGCAAGCCGCGATGGCGTAACGGTAGGCAAGTTCGCTCAGGCCGATCTGAGCACACTTTACGGTGATGGAAGTAGGTGCTTCGTCGGCAAGTATCTCTTTTTGGAACTCATGCGATTCAAAGCTGAAGCGCTTACCATCTAAAAAGGTCTTCTTTTCGATCCACGGAGCAAGGTTGTAAATGCCATAAACATCGTTTACAGCATCCCGCATGCGTTGTATATGTTCATTAATGTCCATTATTCCCCCTTCAAAATGGACGCATACTGCGTAAAAAAAGCATCTTGAGACTTTTTAGGTGCAAGTTTGATAGCCTGAATCATCGCAGCCTCAAGCTTTTTGACTCGTTCAGCGTTATGCAGCTCAGTCTGCATCTTAACAATCTCTTTGAGAATCGCAGAGATAGTGTTGAAGACTTGTGCCACCTGGTTTGGCGGTATGCTTTCGTCAGATTGCACATCGGCAAGGTAATTCTTGGCTTTGGCGTAGGCGTTGTATAGCTCTGCGTCAAGGTCTAGGCTCTTGAGTGAACCTTGCTCGGGAATGTAGCTTGAGCCGTGGTATCTCCGTTCGGGTTCCGGGGGCTCATGCAGGTCGTGGTCTTCCAACTCCATGTTCATTTTAGCTTCCTAATTCTGTTAGCTGTCGAAAGACTTACATTTGCAAGTTTCTTGATTTCTCTGGGCGGCAAGTGTGCAAGTGTGGCCCTGAAGGCTTTCCGTGCCTGTATTAGTGCGGTCTTATTCTTGGGCTGCTTCGGCCTGGGCGGGCGCTTGATGGCCCTTCGTATAGCCGCAGCGTGGAAGCCGGTGAGTTTGGACAGGGCAGAGCTGCTGATCTTGTACGCAAGATACTCGTCTAGCAGGTCTTTGTCGATGGTAGAGAGGATTTTGCTCATAGTGTTTGGAGTGTAACACTTTGGCTGAGGTTAGTGGGTGCTCACTTTTAACTATGTCAGAAATTAGAGTTTGTAACCCAAGTTTCAGAAATTTTGGCGCGCAGATTTTTCGACGGGGTTTGCTATGAAATTGATAGCAAAAGTTTGAAAAATTCAAAGATATCGGGAGGTGCCCAGAGGGCCGGGCAAATGCGAATGATTCTCAACACCGTATACGTCACCGATGGCCGATAACCCTACCGTTATCATGGGTTACTCGCCGGTAACTTGCCTACTCGCCAGTTCTATGCTATGCAATCCGTACCATAGTTATCCACAGCCTGTGGATAAAAATGATAGCAGCCGCTAAGGCTGTGAAGAACTTGAATCAATAGCATGGTGACCCTAAAAACGTTCGTTCGTTGTAGGCGATTCTGGTGCGTTCTAGGGGCATGTGGATAACTTCGTTACCGCTGTGGATAACCCAGTTATCCACAGCGGTAACGAAGTTATCCTCGGCGCTTGTGGATACTGTGGATAACCCTATTGCCTATCACAATTCTAGGGTTCATACAATAGGGTTTCCCCTAGTGATTTTTTGTTTGTCTTGGGGCTAAATCAATCCCTGCATGTCTGCCCGGCATGTCGGGATTGTGGCGAATAACCTTACATTTGACAGGGTTATCTTTATGTGTCACAATCGGGTTCTCTTTTTTAACTTTCTGTATGGAGATTTTCACTATGTTCAACTTTTCTACCCTTTTTTCTGCCGCTATCGTTGCCGCCAGCTTTGACGCTGCCATTGAGCGTGATGCTTTCAACGGCCGCGTAAATAATGAATTTCAATCTATGCTTTCATTGCATTATGGGTTGGAGCTGCCAGCGGCCCCGGCGCAAGCCTTGAAGCTTATCAATGAATTTTTGACGCAAACAAAAGCCCCAAAACTTGCCCACGGCCCCGGCGCGCGCGCCCATGCCCCCGCCGTGGGACAAGCTTTGTATGCACTGGGTGAAGCGCTTCACGCTGCCGGTAAAGTAAAAGCGCTGCCAGTGCTGGCAGTGCTGCCAGCGTGGGCCGATCCAGTGGCAGTCGCTGCCGCTAAAGCTGCCAGTGCTGAAAAGCGCAGTGCGAATAAGCGCAGTGCCGATAAGCGCCCTGCCATGGCCCCCGCTGCCACGGCCCCCGCTGCCACGGCCCCCGCTGCCACTGTAACGGCCCCCGCTGCCACTGTAACGGCCCCCGCTGCCGATATGGCCGCCCACGTTAACGCGGTGTTGGCCGCTGCCCGTGGCGGGTTCCTATCTGCCGCGCAAATCAATCAGTTACGCGTCGCACTTGATACGGCCCCCGCTGCCGCTGCCACTGTGCCTACAAAGCACAAGGGCGGGAAAGTCACGGCCCCCGCTGCCACGGCCACGGCCCCCCGTAAATCGCGGGTTCGGTCAAGCCAAAATTCCAGACTGGTAATGGCATCACTGGCGAATGATGCCGCCATGCTGGCGGGTATGCGCAAAGCCACGGCCCCCGCTGCCACGGTATAAACCCCCCCGTGCATACTGGCAGCGCTGCCAGTATGCACGACAAAGCCACGGCCCCACGGCCCCTGGCTTTGTCGTGCATTGTCACAGCTTGCCCCGGCCCCGGCGCTGCCCTAGTAGCGGCCCCGGTATCCGGCGCAAAACCCCACGGGTTCCCCCATGGCGTCCCTTAAAATTTGAATGGATAGCGGCTCAGGCCAGCGGCTCAGGCCAGCGGCTCAGGCCAGCGGCTCAGGCCTACGGCTCAGGCCAGCGGCTCAGGCCAGCGGCTCAGGCCAGCGGCTCAGGCCAGCGGCTCAGGCCAGCGGCTCAGGCCAGCGGCTCAGGCCAGCGGCTCAGGCCAGCGGCTCAGG